AACTCTTTAGAATCTACTCCGTATTTTTTGTCAAACTCTTCTAATTGTTTTTCGTTATTTATTTTTAAAATCTTAAGATTTGAAATATCTAATTCTAAAATGTATTTATATTTTTTAATCCAACCATACTCATATAGAGTTCTATGTAGCCATCCCCCTCTTCCTAATGTAAAAGAATACCAAACTCCCGCAGGTTTATTACTAATTGGAGGTCTGTAACCTGCTAATTCTGGTATATTATATATTTTACTAGATTCTGATAATGTAAATCTCCTAAGTTTTTTAAGGATTTCATACCACATAATAATCAATAGTCCTTAATCATTGTAAATATTCCTTGATAAACTGCTTCGGGTTCTGATTTTGCTGATACAATATATTTGTGCGTCGGTATTCCCACATCATTTAGTTTTTGCATACCGTATTTAAAGGGTTCAAAAATTGGATGTTTGTCAATCGGTGCATCGCTCTTGTATTTATCTCCCCAAATATCATATTTGTTTGCCCAAATAGAAACTGCCATTGGATAATCTGCTTCTTTTTTCTTTTTACCATTAGGCCATCTATCACTTGTAATTGTATCAACTAAGAATTTCCACGCTACTTGATGGTCTAAATTACCGCCTTTATCTAAATGCCTATGGTCAATCATAAAGATAACATATTTGACTTTTCTAATACGCATATCTTTAGCCCATTCTTTCCAATATATTGCTTCTCCGCCTATGTCTGATGTTCTAAGAGTATTCATCT